TTTACTTTGGGCTTCATGTAGAGGGTGAGGATGATTCAACTAGCCTGACACAAATCTTCTCTGGTTATATGGACCAGATGAATATTGAAGAGGGTGCTGAGGCTTCAACTGTTACTCTCACTATTGAGAACAAACTTATTGACCTCGAACGGCCAAGAACTGCTAGGTTTACTTCAGCATGGCAAAAGTCTATCTATGCTGGAGATAAAGGGTTAGATTTTGTAGAAAGCATACAGAATAAAGAGGTTTATTGGGGTAAGGCAAGTCCAAAATGATAACCTACCAGCAAGAGTTCTTATCGTCTATAAAAGGGGAGATTGACCCACTTGTGGACGAGGAATGGGATGAAGTGTGTGAGGAATTGGTCAAGCCAGAACTTGACTGGGACACAGCATTTGCATTAGAAGCAGCTAATGTTTTATTTGCTTTTACTGCACGACAAAATGGAAAACTTGTTGGTTATTGCATTGTAGTAAAGCACACAAGTCTTGCTAACAAAAACCTAGTTATTGCTGATAGCCAAGCACTGTTTGTAGTGAAAGAGTGTCGTAACTCTTCTGTTGCGTCTAAAATCTTAAGCCTAGCTTGTGCTATTATGTCCGAGGAGGGTGCAAACAGGTTTGTCGTCTCCGCTGAAGTTAAAGCTAACATAGAGCCTCTCATGGATAAGTTGGGTTTTAATAAGATTGAAGTCAAATTTGGGAGGGTAATTTAATGCCTACTAGTATCGGTATGGCGCTTATGTCAACTGCAAGCACTGTTATTACTGCTGGTGGTTTCTCTGCTATTGCGGGCATGAGCTTTCTAGGTTTTACGGGGTTTGGTGCTCTTGCTGCTAGGTTCCTTGTAACCACTGCTATTGGTGCGGCTATCAATGCCCTGTCCCCTAAACCAAAATCTGGAGTGTCTGGATATAACCTAACATCTAGAGGTTCTGCACTACCCCATCAAATAGTCTACGGTGAGACTAAAGTTTTTGGGGCAGAGCTGTTTCTACAATCCACTGGCACTGACAACAAGTATCTTCACAAAGTAATTGCTTTTGCTGGGCATGAAATCGAGAGTTACGAACGTATCTACCTCAATGACTCCTATGTAGATTTTTCTGACATTGACGTAGATGGTAACGTATCCTCTGTAACTGAACCAGATGGTTCGACATCTAGCCGTTATGACGGTAATCTGCGGATCAAATTCCACTACGGGGAATCTAGTCAACTTGCTGATGGCAGTCTTGTCTCAGAAGTAACAGATTGGACCGATGACCACAGACTTCGTGGTATAGCTTACATCTACGTCAGATTTAAGTTTGACCAAGACGCCTATCCAAACGGTGTCCCAGATGTTAGTGCCGTGATAAAAGGTAAAAAGGTTTACGACCCTCGCACCGGAACCTCAGTGTGGAGTGATAACCCAGCCTTATGTTTGAGGGACTATCTAACCTCAGTTACTTACGGTCTTGGGGAAGATAATGATACCATTGACGACACCCTGTTCTCTGTGGCTGCTGTTGCATTTGAGTTCTACAATTACCCAGTCCAAACTGGTAGCAAGCGTTATACTTGCAACGGGTCTTTTGTAACAGAATCTACACCCTATGATAACCTGCAAGCAATGCTTAGTTCTATGGGTGGTCTCCTTTGGTATGCCCAAGGTAAGTGGAGAGTTAAACCCGCCTATTGGACAAACCCATCTGTATTGTTTACAGAAGACGATCTCAGGTCTAGCATATCCGTTTCTACCCGCCATTCTCGTCGTGATAACTTTAACACGGTTAATGGGACTTGGAGGGGTGCGGATTCTAATTGGCAAGAAACCGATTTTCCTGCTGTATCAAATGCTGCTTTTGTCACGGTAGACAATGAGCAAGAAAAATCAACTGATCTAAGGCTACCATTTTCTTCTGATGTAGATGAAGCTCGTCGTATTGCTAATATCTACCTTGAACGTAACAGACAACAACTTACAATTCAAGCATCCTTTGGTATGCGAGCTTTTCAAGTTCAAGTCGGTGACAATGTTCAAATTAGTAATACCCGTTTCGGTTGGGATCAGAAAGAGTTTGAGGTTGTCGCTTGGACCTTTGGGATAGTTGATAACAGTGACCTTCAGGTTATGATGACCTTGAGGGAAACTGCATCTACAGTATTTGATGACCTATCTGATGGGGAAATCTACGAGCGTGATAATACCACTTTGTTGTCACCATTTACCGTGCCAACTCCAGTCTTAAATACCCCAACGATCTCTACTTTTATCAACAATGATGGGACAACTATACCACAGATTAAGTTCTCTTGGTATGTAAGCTCCGACGAAGAAGTTGTAGATTTCTATGACTTTCAGTGGAAACTGTCTGGTGATAGTAATTACAACTCCGTATCTTTGCAAGGTAAAGAGTTCTTGCTAACTCCGGCAATCAGTGGGGCAAGTTACGATTATAAAGTTCGAGCAGTAAATACGCTCGGGGTAAGATCTCCTTTCGCTACTAGCTCAGGTGCATCTACATCTGATGATGACACTTTCCCTAATGCACCCACAAGTGTTACCGCTGTAGGTGGATATGGGTCTATGCTTGTCACTTGGACTGCTCCAACGACAAACACAGATAGTTCTGAACTAAAAGACTTGTTTCAGTATAAGGTATATCGGGGGACTTCGGCGGACCCAACGACACTTATTGGTCGTGTGTCTGGCGAAGTATTCTCTGATAGTGGATTAAATGCAGATACAACCTATTACTACCGAGTTAAGGCTGTCGATTTTAGTCGCAATGAGAGTTCCTACTCTACGAATGGTAGTGGTACGACTAATGCAGAATTAACCAACGGTGCTGATGGTGCTGATGGTGCTACTGGGGATACAGTAGTAACTGGTAAAGTCTATTATGGAACTTTGCAATCTAGTGCTCCAAGCACCCCTTCTGCTACAAGCTATAACATCTCCACTGCATCTTTTGTTGGGCTAACCTCTGGGTGGTCTTTGCAACAACCACCCGTGGAGATCACCGATACTACTGTTCAAGAGTGGTCGTCTAACTTTACTGTGGTTATTGATGGTGTAACCTCAGCACAAACCCTTTCCTTCACTACACCCGCTGGTGCAATACAAGTTAGTACAGATATACAATCTGATAACTATGTATCTGGGGAATCTGGTTGGAATATAGAAAGGGATACAGGTAATGCTGAGTTCAACAACGTCACTGTTCGTGGCGAAGTAATCAACACTGCTGATAAGTATAAGACGGGTTTGGCTGGTGATTGGGTTAAGTTCTCAAACGTAGGAACTGGCCAAGACATTACCCCAATTCTTGATAACTTAGGTGGTGCTGGCGACTATGCCTTTATCCTTGTTGGTGGTGGCGGTGGTGGTGCCGTATGTGACAATCAAGAAACCACCACTACAGCGGCTGCAACTGGTGGCGGTGCTGGTGGTCTTGCAAACTTTGTATACTCTTGGGATGGTTCAACAGCCTTAACTGTAGACATTGGTGCTGGTGGTGCTGGTGCAAGTGGTACAACTACCTTTGAGGATGGTTCTTCTGGTGGACAATCCAGATTCTTGATCTCTGGTACAGCTCGTGTAACGTGTAGCGGCGGGAGTGGTGGCACTGGTAGGTTTAGTGTAGGAACCTCTTCTGGTGGCACAGGGGGTACTGTTACGTTCAGTAGCCCGACTACATACTTTCCATCTTGGTATGTCGCAAGAACAGGCGGAAACGGGGGTGATGTAACTGTTTCCACCTATTATGTTTCAGTATCTGGTGGTGGTGGCATCAATGCGTTTGGATTGGCCAGCTCATCTAATGCTGGGAGTATACCTAACTCAGTTGCTGGTAAAAGCTCTGGTGGAGGGCCTTGGGGTGATGGTGCATCTTCAACAGGTACTTTTGTATACGGTGCGACGATGCTTCAGCCAGCAGGGACCACAAATTATTATGGTTATGTAACAGGGTCTGTATTACTTGGTGCATATTCTCCAGACGACTTTGTAGGTGGTACTGGGAACAGCGATGCCACCGCTGCTGTTGGCGGAGATGGTGGTATCTTTTCTGGTGGTGGTGGTGCATTGGGAAGTGTAGGAGCCGGAGATTCAGCATATGGCGGTGATGGCGGATATGGTGGCGGCGGCGGTGCGGCGGCTGCTGAAACCACTCAGGATGCAGGCAATGGTGGCTCTGGTGCTCTCTTTATATTAAGGCTCTAAAATGCGTAAATACTTCAATATAAAAGATGCCGATGGAAACATACTAAACCGATTTGTTGGTGAAGCCTCTGCTAACCAAGGTTTAGTTAATCAGGATTGGTATGGGACAACTATTGCATATGTAGTTGACGATGAGGACCAAGGGCTGGATGCACCAAGTCTCCGCAAGGAACGTGATATTGAGTTTTCTGTTACCATAGACAGAATGAACCCATTATGGTGGGATAGTTTAACTGATGCAACAAAACAAGAGATCATATCTTGGAGGAATACATGGTTAGATTATCCCACTACTGGGGTCAAGCCTGAAACAAGACCTGAAATATTCTCAAAATAAGACTTAGATAGGATGGCATCTATGGTTTATCAACTGGGTGTTCGAAGCAAGCAGAAACTAGAGGGTGTCCACCCTGACCTAGTGGCTGTCGTTAAAAGAGCAATACAGATCAGTGAGCAAGACTTTTCTGTTGGGGAGGGGCTTCGGTCCCTCTCACGACAAAAAGAACTGGTAAACACTGGCAAATCTACTACAATGAATAGTAGACACCTTACGGGTCATGCTGTTGACCTCTTCCCATATCCTATCTCTTGGGATTGGGAGTATTACTATCCTATCGCTGACGCAATGAAACAAGCCGCAGAAGAGCTTGGTGTTGATGTTGAATGGGGTGGTGACTGGGAGTCCTTTAAGGATGGGCCTCATTTCCAACTATCTTGGAAGGACTACCCAGCATGAGTGCAGAGGATTTGGAAAGACGTGTTTCTAAACTGGAAGAATCCAATGACCACCTTGAGAAAAGCATTATCCAATTAAATACAACCATTGCCCTCCTCAATCAAACCGTAGAGACGATGGCTAAGAATGAAGAAAAAAGACAACAACTGCTAGACCGTAGTGTCTTGTTTGTTATCGGGGGCTTTATCTCTGCCGTTGTAGCTTGGGTTGTGCGAGGAGGTCTAGGGCAATGAGCTTTCGAAGGGTCAAGGATAATCTTGGCTTCCTCATTGCTGGAGCAATCCTGTTTGGGGTGGCCGTGAACGTATTTTATGAACTTGGAATAACAGGTGGGAAAGAGCCAGAATGTCAGTCTATATCGACACAATAACCTTCCTCTGGGCAGTAATTGTCCTTATGATTTACTCTAACTGGGTTGTAAAAAGTAAATCTTGGTTGGCGGGCATTGGCCTAGCCCTAACTGCAACCTACCTTATTGCACAAAGTGGTTGGACTACTGCATTCCTATTGGGAGACATCTGGGGTCGGGACTTTAGCAATTACATTTGGTTTATCTTCAACACCCTAGTATTTGCACTACTGACACTGTTGTGGAAGAAGAATAAATGAAAACGTATAAGAGAGAATTGGCCGTAGCCCTTCTGTTGTGGCTAGTCTATGTCGTAGAGGTAAAAGATGTCACGATCATTGAAGTTCTTGTTTGGCCGATTTTCTCTTTTGCTGCCGCTGCTTTTGGTTTTGATGCTTATGGCAAGTTGCAGCGGAACTCCTCTCAGTCTTCTGACAGGCGGGGGGCCGAACGTAGCAGCGAACACACAGATTGGGAAAACAAATAACCAAACGGTTGGAACGACAAACAATGTCTCCCCCACGGTTACTGTTGAACCAGACTCAAGTGTAGGCTCTATCGACCAGAGAACTACAACCACTAAGGTGGCAAGCGATAAGGTCGAAACTGTTGTAGTCAATGAAGTCCCCGTATGGGTAGTACTACTGTTGATACTAGGGTGGTTATTTCCATCGCCCCAAGAAATTTCAAGAAGTATCGTCAACCTATTTAGACGAAAATAGCATTTACAAAAAGACTAACCCCCGCATCCACTCAAGGATGACGGGGGTTTTTTTGTTTTTAGGTCGTAGACTGGAAGTCGATCAGACGCTTGAGGTACCACTCAGCTTTCTTCAAATCTTCTAGGCCATTCTTATACCTAAATCGGTGCATATACTTTGCAACATTTCCACGAAGGTATCCAATATACTCATCTGGGGTAAGCATGTCCTCAATATACTCAATACACTCAATAGTGCCTGAACCGTAGTGTGCTGGACTGTTTACCATGTCTTGGCCACCAAACATTGCGGTAATCTTCTCCTCACTCCATTTAGCCATTAGATGCCCTCCTTGACGAACACTTCTACCCACATCTTTGTCATATCACTCCTGATGATGTCTTCTACCTGAAACTCAACAATAGGGACAGGTAGCATATGCTTCTTAACGAGATGAACAATCTTCGATAGACCATCAGCTTCTTTAAGGTCAGACTGCATAATGTCCCCATTAAGAACCAACTTAGTGTTCTGACCTACCCTTGTCAAGAGCATCTTAAGTTCGTGGAAGGTGATATTCTGGCTCTCGTCACAGATAATAAAGGCGTTGTTAAAACTACGACCCCTCATAAGAGCTAGGGGTGCAATCTCAATATTACCATTCTTGATGCCAGTCTCCACTACACCCTTACCTAGATGCTCTTCGAGAACGTCTATGACAGGCATTGCCCAAGGCTTTGTCTTATCCTCTAGGTCACCCTTAAGGAACCCAAGTTCTTTCCCTACAGCTACATGAGGCCGTGTAATGACGATCTTATCAATAGCCTTAGTGTGGTATAGGCTTGCTGCATAAGACGACACAACATAGGTCTTACCTGTCCCAGATGGACCGAACACCACTACCTGTGAGGCGGTGTCGAGGGCGTTGATATAGTCTTTCTGTCGTTCAGTCTTAGGGCTTAGGGTCAGAGAGGTTTTATCACTATCAAACTTAGTCTTGGATCGTCGGGTTCGCTTCTGGGCTGGCTCTTGCATTATTCCACCTTGAAGTGTTTCAGGAGTTCAGTGTAACCGCCAATATAATTACCACCCTCATCAAAGATTTGAGGGACAGTGGTGTGGCCTGCTTGCTTTACTAGGGTGAGTAACCACTTACTACTACGATCATCTACGTTATACTGCGTATACTGTAGGTTCAGGCCCCTAAGAAGAGCTTTAGCGCTGTCACAGAAGTTACACTGTGTTCGTCCAACAATGATCCACATCAGCCTTGACCCCGTGAGGGTTTATAGGAACGCTTCTTAGACTTGTTCATTGAACTCAACTTAATCCTGTGGTTGGCCCCACCCTGTGAGGTATTCTTAGGTTTGGAGTTAGGCTTCCATACGGAGCCAAGGTTTACTTTTGCCATTATTTTCCCAATACGATTAGTTCAGCTTCGGTGTAGGGGATGTGGTAGAATAGTTCCCCCTTCTGGATGTATCGACCTTTAGCTTCCTTAAGACGATCTTGTCGTAATGAAGTATCTCGGATACGCCAGACTTGTGCAAGGTTCTTATCGAAGATGTAGAAGTTTAGGAAACCAGTCTCGTTCTGGTATTTCTTAAGGAGACGTGTCTTACGTTCAGGGATACGGATTTCAGCCCAGTCTTTAGGCCAATCACCTTCCCATGCGATCTTCACCTCAGCTTCGTTGTAATAGGTGTTA